TAGATGAACCATCTCCAGCTCCGTAAGTTGTACCTACGATTGCAAATAATGCAGAGTAAGTTGATCTTGAAACTGCTTGACCATTACACTCTAAGAAACCTGTTGGCACTGATGCAGAAGACCACGGCACAATAGTTGCTGTAGGAATTCCTTCTATACCTGTAAGATCAGATCCATTAAAATTATATTTAGTTGCTTCGTAATTTGCCATATTATTTCTCCGTGTATGTCCATCCTACATTTGAACCAGAATAAACTAATCCAAAAGATGCACCTTCAGTATTAACGACTAAGTCTGCGCTCGTGTTTGCTATTTTAGAACTATTTCTACCTACAGTCAATGCGTTAGTATCAAAAGTAAATCTTGAATCTGCAAAATGCACTTCATCACCAACAGCAGGTGATGCAGGAAGCGTGACTGTGTATGCTGATCCATTTGTATCTATAAATAATTTTGCTCCCGCTTGAACTGTTTCAGCTGCAGTTAACGTTCTCCATTTTCTAAATTCATGATCTTTAATAATGTTAGTTCCGTTTGAGTGACAAATGTAACTATTGCCTTCACATAATAAAAAACCAGCAGCACTTGTAACTTTAAAAGTTAAAGTATATCCGGCGTGATTAGTTGAATCAATTACGTTAAACATTTTTTCTATACTTGCAGGAAAGTTCACAACTCTATTTCCAGCTAAAGTTCCTGTAAATTCTAATGTCATATTTCTTGCATTAGAAATAGTTGCATCAGTCATAGCAAGAGTCACGTCTCCAGATGCCACATCAATAGCTTGATAACCAGCAACTGATTGTTGGATTAAGTTTAGATTAGCGTTAGTTTTTGTTCCCCATGTACCGGCATTCTCACCGGTAGCCATTAATTCTAGTTTAAGATCAGATGAATATGTTGATGCCATTATTTATATCCTTATTTTGGTTATTTTATATTATCTATTCATTATAAAGTCAATTATAATTATGCAGGTGTTTTTATTGTATAACCTGAGCTGACTTTAGGTGTTAATGTTCTGTAATATTGAAGAATTAATCCAGAATCACCGACACTTGCTGTTGCTTGTACTCCTGTTAATCCCATAACATCTGTAGGTGTAATAGACCCTGTGCTTGCTGTTAATGAGACTCCTGTTAATGGAACTCCTATTTCTAGTGTAAGAGATCCTACACCACTTGTTAAAGATTGTCCTGTAAGAATTATAATTTCCTCTCTTGTTATTTCTACATTTCCTACAGAAGATGTTGCAGACACTCCTGTTAATCCCACAACATCTGCAGGTAAAATAGATCCAACGGTAGAAGTTGCTTGTACTCCTGTTAATCCCATAACATCGGCTGGAGCGATACTTCCTACACTAGCAGTTGTGGTAACACCTGTTATGACAGGTGTAGAATCTATAACAAAACCTAGAGAACCAATATTAGATGTAGCTGATACTCCCGTTATAGGGATAAAATTTTCTATGGCAGCTGTTAATGATCCAACACTAGATGTTATACTTAATCCTGCTGGTTGCTCTAATTTATTAAATGAATCTCCATAAGGTTCTTCACCCCAACCATTTCTACCCCAACCAACTAAAGTTCCTGCATTATCAAAACTTCCAAGTTCTGTTGTTGAGCTAACTCCTGTTGGAGACACTACGGATGTTAAATCTAAAGTTAATGATCCTAATGAAGAAGTAGCACTTACACCTGTTAATTCTGCAGTGATTAATTGAGCTGCTACAACACTTCCAACACTGGAAGTTGCACTTACGCCGGTTGGTGTAAATACTATAGGGCCTTGATCACCCCATTCGTTTTGTCCCCAGACGCCTGTGCTCCAAGTATTAGACATAAGGAGTTACTCCCTATGCTATTCGAAGTATAGCGTTAGATGCGTCTGCTGTTGGAAATTGAATTGTGAAAGTTCCACTTGATACAGTTTTGTCTCCACCAAATGCGATTGCACAAACTGCTCTATCAGCGTTTGTATCATTATAAATTAAACATCCGTTTGCTGTGAATGAAGCAGAAGTAAAACTAACATCTGCAAAATCACAACATGCAGTATCAGTTGATAAAGCTGGAGTTACACTTGTAAGTGTTGCACCACCTGCAGAATAAGCTGAACCTGATGTGTTTGATATTTCATTTGTTGCTGAATAAGCTGTTGTTGATTTATTTAAAGTAGCACTACTTGTGTATAAAGCTATTTTAAATGTATTTCCGGATGACGCTGTAAAATTATGTAATGCTTGTAAAACTTCTGTTTTAAAACTGTTACATACTGCTGATGTTATTGCCATAATATTTTTCTCCTAATTACTGAGGCGGTGACTCGATTGGAATTCTTAATGTACCATCCGTGTAATCGTCTCTTCTTCTTCTTCCAATTTGCATTGCTGCAAACTTTTGTAACTCTGTTTTATATCTATTTTCATATAGTGTCAACATATCTGTTGGACCTTTTAAAAACATAAAAGCTTCTATTAAAGAAGCATATAATAACCCTTGTGGAAAGTAATTACTAACATACGTACCACCTGTATTAGTTTCTAAACCAGTGGGTTGAGCATTATAATGGATAATATATTGATAATTTTGATCAGGTGTTGGAGCTACAAATATAGCTCCAGAAGTAGCTGTATCTACTCCTGTAGTAGCACCACCAAACATAGAATAATATTTAGGTAGTCCTTTAACATTTTGTCCTGTAGATCCTCCTGAAGGACCTGTTGCTTCTCCTACATATTCAGTAATAAAAGTTTGATCACGTCTTTCTAACCAAAAACCTTGTTCGGTAGTAGCGGATGTTGAATTAAATGCTTGTACACCTCTAACAAATAAAGTTTTTGTTGGTACGGTAATACTATTAAAGTTTTGTGCAAATTGTCCTTGTGCCATGATTCTATCAGAATCCATAGGCACATCTAAATTAATTCTATTTTCTGCATTTTCTATAAATCTATTTATGACAGCAGCAGTAAACACATTTGCATCTACTTCTGTGTAGTTTCTAATATCATCTGTTAAAGTTGCGTAAGTATATCCTGCCATTATGCTTCTAAGGTTACCGGTCCAACTGAGACTGGATATCCTCCTCCTCCGTTTACAACACTTGTTGCGTTTGTGTCAGCACTAAAATGAAACCAATCTGTTCCGTTTGTTCCAGTGGTATTTGTAGCACCGTTAATATATTTTCCTACAGTTATAGTGTATCCAACAGCTTTTGCAATCGTAGATCCTGTTATTCCTCCGACTCCATTTGGAGTGCTAAAAGTACCTGCTGTTCCTGGTGAACCTCTAAATCTTCTTACATCACCTGTCGTGTAACCATGACCAGGTAATGAAACGTTAACAATAGGTGAACCTATTTGATATGTTTGAAAAGGATTTTCAGGTAAAATATCTGTTACAGGAAACTCAACTCTTGCAGGTCTTGCATGTAATAATCCTTGTGGATCAGCTCCTACAGGATGTGGTTCTAATTGTGGTTGTTTAGGTTCAAACTCAGAAACATGTACCCATGCACCTGTCCATTCTTTAACCATTTCTCTATATGGAAAAGCTGCACCTGACCTATCGGATATTGCTAATGCTCTACTACCTTTTGCAAATCTAGCCATTATATATTTGGATAGTATGTCTTTGGAGTAATAAATGTGCTAGCTGCAGAACCATCTTCAGATAATGCTCTAGCAAGTTCATCCTCGTATAACAACTTCATCTCCTGTGTTCTTTGTGGTGCAAACTTCATAGATAAATAATAAGACAGTCCTGAAACCATACATGGTACAAATCTAAAAGGTGTGTCACTCGCGTTAGTATAAGCCCCTACATCTTGAATTCTTCTTACATAATAAACACTTAAAAAATTATCTGCAGCAGTTGAGTTAGGTAAAGGATAAATAGTTAATGTAACTTTATCTATAAATCTTTGTACCCAAAATTGTGACGGTGTTCCATTAGATGCTTTGTTTGCGGTTGCAGCATATGAATCTCTAGCAACTTTAGTTAATCCTATATCAGATTGATTTGTTGTATTATAGTTTTGTCTGTAGGACACATTTAAGATATCTGAAATACCATAAACATTTGTTGTTGGAACAGTTGTAGCTTGTGGTGGTTCACCACCTCCCGGTACATCTGTAGAATTTCTATAAAAAGTATAAGTACCAGATCCTTCAGCAGTAGCATCAACATTAGTTGTTGAACCTGCAACTAAATTAATATTAGTATTTCCTACTTCCCAAAAATGTATTCCTCTATTACCCCATTCTTGAAAAAGAATGTTTAAAGATCTTCTAGCAGTTTTTATTTGATGTCCTGCAGTCCCAACTAAACCAAGACGTTCATACGCATCTGAAATAATTTCATCTATCGAGAAATCCTGATCAAATGAATATGATGAGGAAGTAGTATTTGCCATTGGCTAACTCCTTAAAATGTTCCGATTACGTAACAAAAATCACAGTTAGTAAGATCTACGTAAGCTCCATCATTACAATAAATACCTGCTCCCGGCATTTTAAATTCTTGAACAGCGTTATCGGCTGCTGCCCATTTACCATGAAAAACTAAATTTTTTGCTGTTGCACTTCCAGTTTCATTATAAATTTTTATTTCAGCA